CGAATTGCAATTATATCGCCAGGGACAAGAGGTACAGTTATAGTCAGAGTAGGAGAGTCTGCGCTTACAACATATTCATAATTGATAGTTAGCAAGCGTCCGTTTAAATAAACTGACAGGGCTTGATAATTTGACGATGTAAAATTATATGTGGTTAATAAATCAAATACAGATGAACTAATATTTGTATAAGTCGTTGTAGTTGTGGTATAAACTTCGCCACTTGGTAACATGTCAGACCAGTAGAACGGACTAATGTCGCTGCGTCCTAAGCTGATTTCTTGAAGAACTTCATCTAATACTTCAGTTGGTGTTTGATTTTCAAAGTCACCATTGGCAGCCAGATCCAATAACAATGCTTTATATTTGTTGTATTCTCTGCTGTTGTATCCAATTGACTTAAACAAGTCAAATTGTTGTTGACGTAAAAATGTACCAGTTAGTGCTAACGGTGCAGAGTGTTGTACAATAACATCTCCGTATTTGACAATATCACCAAGATCGCGTGTATTATTAGCACCAATGATTGGGCCTTGAATCTTTCTCAGATTTTGTCCAATGCTTTGATAATGTGTACGAATTGTACCTAACGTAAATATATTGCTGTTTTCGTTTAACGGATTGTTTGTTAAATTCAACGGCACCTGATAGTAGCCAACGGTGCTTGCCTGATTACTAATAGCTTCTACTTCGATTATTGTGCCATCAACTAATGAGTTAGATATAGCAATAGTTGTAGAGTTTTCTCCAACTGTATAGCTGTAGGTTGTTGGATCTAAATATATGCCTTCGACAAACATCTGCAATGGAGGATAAACGCTATCAGCATTGATAGCAATATCTAATACCAATGGCTCATTGGCATAGACAAATCTAAAGACCTGTCGGCTTAAATTTGGTGCAGCAGCAACTTGCCATCCTATTAGATCACTAAAGCTAACACGGTCAATATATTGACGCACAAATCCTTCACTAATCATTTGAGTTTGGCTAACATTATCTTGTACATAAAGGAAGGTGTCGGCGTACAAGAAGTTTTCAAATACAATGTCTCCGATATTGTTAATGTTTAAATAACGTAAAGAGAATCCAAGATAAAGATCGCGAGTAGATGTAGTCCCCGGGGCGTATCCAAATAATTTGCTACCAGCAAATGTGCTGCTAGGATACACAGCTGGATTACTGAAACTAATGCCATTGGCATTGTATACATCAAATAATGGTGGTTGATTGACTCGTGTTTTTTGCTGTGCAGTTACCCAGTATAGTCCATCAAACCAATAACTTGTACCTTGTTGAGTATTTCCACTTAATGTAACTATAGTTTGATTAACTAAAATTTCACCGTCGAGTGTAGGGATCAAGTCAATGACATAATGCCCTGTATTTGTAGGGTCAATGAACTGAACTTCCCAGATATTGTTACGAACCTCAGGATCGGTGTCAGCAGCAAAAATAACTCTGCTGCCGTTGATTAATGGGTATCCATCTGTGGTATAACTTATTTGTCCGTTGATTTGACTAAACGCATCAGTTAGAGTAAAGTCAACTATGTTAACTGGAGTCTTTCCTTGTGTACCAAAATTGAATAGATTTAAATTAGCACGGAACTCAATGATAGGACGTTTTGCTCTAAGATTATTATCTACAAAAATGTCTTGATTATTGTATCTTGCTGTTGCTTGTATAACGTCGACGTGAAACCAACGATTGCTGCGAGACCAGGCATTGCGATCTTGACTTGCACGATTGATAGTGATATAGTCTGGCACCATTGGCGCATTTAAAGTAGCATCAAACGGTTTTGAATCGTAGCTGGTACTATCGTAAGGAATACTTTCGCTTTTAGTATAAGTTTCGGGCGTTACAAAATCTGTAACTGGTAATAGCTTAATACCATTACCTAATGTGGCACCAATTACACCTGTTGTTGCCAATGGTGCTCCGGCTGGTCCACCGGCACCTTCATTTAATAAACTTTCTGCTATAGTATCGTAAATGTATTGCTGGAAAGTTGTTGTTGAGTGTACTGCGCCGGTCATCTTTTGACCGTTATACACATGAAATTTACCAAAGTAAGCTTCGCCGTCAATGAAGCCTACTCTAGCATCAAGACCTAGTCCTGTACCAACTCCTTCGATGTAATATTCAAGATTTTGAAATTGTGGAGGATTAGAAGTGCCGCGGAATTGTACTTTAAGTCCGTTTGTAAAAACAACTCCGTTAGGGCTGGTATAGTTTTTAGCACCAATAATTTCGTCAACGTCAATAGCAATATCTGCCCCTTGATTAATTAATTTGATACGCCCATACAAGGCAGGGTTTGTACTGTCTTGGTAATACAATGTATCTAGTACTGCTGTTAGCAAAGGAACTTGCTGAAAATACCCCGAGGCATTTTTGTACCATTGTGTACTAGAATATACATTACCAAAACTAATAGTACACTTGCTGAGATTTGATACAGTTAAAATGTTGTTTAACTGAATAATTGGATCTAACGGGTTGGTATAGTCATACTGAATTTGCCAAACATTATAAAGATTTACAGGATCAAAACTGGTATTTGTAAAGATTAACGTGCGACCATCAAGATCAGTTATGCCATCAATGCCAGCGGGATATGTATTTAGAAAGTCTGCAACGGTGACTCCGTTGATCTGTCCAAATATTAAATTGGTTATTAAATCTACTGTTCCAAAGCTAGGTAAAGAATAATAAAAATCTTGAGCAGTACTCTCAGGTACATCAAATGTAACAGTTCCTTGATCTTCGCCGTTATTAGATACACCAAGCACATCTCTACTACTAATGTTCGGAGTGCCCGGCATTACTCCTCTGATTCCAGGTGCTGCTTGAATCCAGAAATTAAAACCAACTTGATTCACATCAAATGTATAGTTGCCGCCACGAACTAATATGATGGTTGGGTTTTCGCCCGGTATATCACTAAATGTATAAGAAAGATCATTGCGTGTAACTGCCCAACTGTCAGATGTCGGAACTGTGGTTCCAAAAATGTCAACAGATTCTGGGCCTTGAGCTAACCAATAATACTGACTATAGTTGGTAAATTTATCTAAGTCACAGAATGGATCCCAGGAATAATATTCGCTTTCAAATAAACGATCTTGTCTTGCAGTTATTGCTCCTTGCAGATTAAGAGCATCAATTATACCCGGGTATGTAATAGCATCTAAGACTGTGTTGTTTCCGGGTTTAAGGAAAGCAACACTAGGATCAAGCTGATAGTCCGTTCTTACAGCAGTAGGTTCGGTTACATAATTGTCAGAAGGGTTTACACCAGGACCATAACGTTGTCCCACGTAACCATGTGTACGCTTAAGACTGGGTTCTTGTGTAAGTTGATCAAGAGTGGCCCCGAGAAACTGACGATTAGTATCAGTACGAAATATCTCGGGTAGTAGGTCTACGGTGCGTCTTGTAGCCATTGTTAGTATTCACCTGTTTGACTTAAACTGCTGCCAAAACTTAGCCCTGGATAAATTCCAGACACTGGGGTTTGACTGCGGATATTACTTTGAGTTAATGCTGTAATAACTTCGATGTCGGCTACTGTAGCAGCACTGACAAAAATTTCATTTGGGGCCGAACGAATTTCATACAAGTCACCAAATGTCTTAAGCGGATTATAAGGAACAATAACTACCGAGCTAATAATACTTCCTAAATTTTTGTGTAGGTAAGCAGCTAGTTCAGAGAAGAAGAAGCTGTCACCAAAGTCCCACTTATCAATAGTAAAATAATCATTTATGTAGGTAACAATTTGACTCTTAATTTCGCTAGTTGATGCAGTAGTCTTAGGAGCAGGCACGACTTTAATTGCAGCTCTCAATTCTGGTGCGGCCTTTGCACCAAATAAGGGCTTAAACACCACCGAGTTAAGTACCATGTTGTCTGATACCATTTTATAATCATTTAGTCCGCTGTAAGCTGCTGACAATTCACTGATTGTTGGAGGACTCGGCTCTGGTACTGTACCTGTAGTGTCTTTAATATAATTCTGATATGCCGAATAGTATTCTTGATTGACAACGTAAACGTCAATGATATTAGTAACTCCGGGATCAATAACATTAGTTAAAGGACTATTATGTCGATATTGGAAGTATAATTGCTGACGACCAACACGGCTAATAAAATCAAAACGCTCTACTAGGCTACGTGTTAATATACCGTCAATAATTTGAATTACCAATTCCCAAAATGTTTGTTGGCTATAAGCATAAAATACTTGTCCGTTAACAAACTCGCTCTTAACTAATTCAAGAGCATCTTTAGTTGGATAACTGCTGTTAACAATTCCAGCAGCAAGAGGCAAGTAGCGTTCCAGGTCATCAAAGTCTGTTAGCAATTGCAGGAATACTAGCTTCGAATTTGGATTTACATTTGGCGCAACAATTCCATCAAAGAAATCTGGATTGTCTGCTACGCCGTCACCGTCGCTGTCGCGATAACTAACAACAACCTGATAGTCATTGACATATCCATCGCTTTCGATAGGCTGTGCGATTATTTCCATTGGCACATCGCCAGGCAGAGGATAATTAGAATCTGGTAAACTATTAGTTTTTAATACATTTATAAAATCGCTGATTACTTTACCAGTGCGGCTGTCGTAAACTTTTTCGCTACCATCAAAGAAGAAACGTGTTTCAATGACACTAGCAAAGATATACTCAAGGCTTCGGGAAACTACTGTATAACTTGCTGGATCTGTCGGCGTGTAAAAACTAATTAACCAAGACGCATCTAGATTTAATCCTGCTGTACTTTGTGCATTTGTTAGGCTAAACTGTCCCGTTGGATCTAAATTAGTGCTAGTAATCAAATACCAGGTACTAGTTAAGTTATTGTATCCGATACCAAAATCGCGGGACAATTCGATTTGTTGTAACATCTGTTGTTCAAGACTAAGCGGAATATTGTCAACAAACGTAGGAATCACTTGTTGTGCAATTGCTCCGGTAGGGACAAAGGTATTAATGATAACTGGCCCAGTTCCGTCTGTTAAGTTTCCAAGTCCTGCATTAGTACCGTCAAGTACTACAGCAGAAATTGTGGCCCATAGTTCAAGTTTTTCGTCTGCACGAGTAGGTACTCCTGCTACCAGGCGATTATTTGCATCAAAGAAATAACCAGCCGGAGGAACAAATTTTGTTAAGCTGCCCTGTGTAATGTACTTGGCATTGTTACTTGCATAGCTGCCGATAAATTGAGGGGCGCCGTTTAATATATTGTAGAAATAACCAGAAGTCTCATTGACCATTGTAGTACTCTGATGCCAGGCTAGATCAACGACTAATAAATTAGGACGAGGAAAATTAGCATAATAGAACTGCAACATGCCTCGGCTAGTCAACAATGGCTCTACGCTGTTAGTAATAATATCTACAATGTCATTACGATTAAACCAGTCAAACTGGAAACTAGGTAACAAGTTTTCGCGATATAATAAACCGTCGCTAGCAAAGATATTAGTACTGGAGTACTTTCCTGTAACGTCATTTAGGTCAAGATATCGGCTAGTACCAGTTGCGCTACGAGCAAGTGCCTTGCTCTTAAGAATATTGTTATATTTGGTAAAAGGAAAAAGATTATAATCTTCGCCGTTAACCATACGATTCTGTGTATAGTAGCGGGCAGGAGCACGTTGCTTAATCTCTTGAATTGATTCGCGCGGTTGGGCATTACTAACCGGATTAGTAATACCACATGTAAATGTAGCAGTCTCAAGGCGTCCGTATCTGCTAATGTAACTAATTGGAATAACTACTGACTGCATTTCTGTTGTATTAATGATGTATTGCAGTCCGTTACTTGCACGAACATAATTACGGAAGGTGCCTACTGGAGTTTCTGCAAATACACCATCACCAAATGTTAAAGTAATTTGATCGTTTACACGACTAGCAATACTGTAAATCTTACGTTGATTTGGAGCCAACTGCTCAACAGCAGCAGAATAAATGCTTTCCGCATATAGCCACTCGCTGGCAATAGATCCTACATCGTCTAATTGATATAACCAATAGTCTTCATTATTGACACCTTCAATGTTAATGTTAACTGTGCGATTAGGAACAGCTTCTGCTAAGTTAAAGTCTTGATTCTGCAATACACCTTGTTTAAACAAGAAAAAGTATCCAGTATCACCTGAGCCAAATCCTAATTGGTCACTGCGATACAAAATGTTAAATGCACCGCTAGGCTTTGGTGGTGGTTCGTACACATAGTCTCTGCCCTGGCTTGTTCCGCTTACAGCTTCGAATGGCATACTAATACCATCAATGTTTGACGTATAAGGAATTACTGGCAAGTATCCTGGGATAAAGTTAATAGTATATTCGTCTGTACGAACACCTAAGATATCTTGTCTATTTCCTGGGCGTCCTACTTTCTGACTGTCAATAAGTGCAGAATTAATAATGTAGGTAAATTGTTCTTGCCAATTTGGATTAGTTGGATCATTCCAATTAACGGTGACGTTAGACAAGCTAACACCATTATAATCTGTAATATTTTCTGTTGTTTGAACTGCAAATACTTTTAAGAAACCCTGTGCTGCTTGGTTACGCTTAGGAGTATAGCTAACAAGATTAGCCAAACGTACTACCGAATCACGGCGCTCTGCTGTGTCTAAAAAGTTCTCTCGTGCATTTAAATCATTGCGGAAGGCTAGTGCTTGACCCATAAAGGCCATAACGTCTAAGATAGCAATAAATTCTGACGATTCAATATAGTCATTGAATGTTTCTGGATAGTAAAGACGCAAATAATCTACGAAACTCTTACGCAGGGTTTCAAAATCGTAGCTTTGGAAATCAGCTTCTCTGTATGTTTGATACAGACGCTTCCAATCTTCTACTCCAAATATTGCTGTTTGTCGTGCAGTCTTAGCCATAGTATCTCTTGTAGTTTATTATTTATGGTGTTTAATAACCACGTACTTTTAGATGTAACTGGCTTTGCGAGATACTTGATCAAAAAATATTGCTAAACGTTCTGCTGTGCTACTACCTACTACTTGCACAAACATTTCTATTCTAATACCGTTATCTTGGGGATATATTTGTATGTCTTGTACAAAAATTCTAGGGTCGCCGCCAGCTACACGCTGTAATTCGGCTATCATAGATTGTTCTGTTTCCGTACTTTGGTTTTCAAATACATAACTCCAGATCTTAGTGCCATATTCAGGACGTCCAGGAAGTTCACCTTGCTGTATATTCAAAGCATTAGATAAGTCACGCTTGATAAGATCAAAGTCTATCAAGGTAAACTTTTTGTACTGATTAATGGTATTAAATCCGATAAATGTGGTCATAACAATACTTATTCCTATTTCAACGGTATTTTACCAGCAGCTACAGCATCAGGATTGGCTGCCCAAAAAGCTGCTCTCTTGACTTCGCGTTCTGCTTCTAGTTTGTCTAGTGCTGGATTTGAATATGCATCACGTTGAGTCAATAATGCAGCTTCGGCTTTATCGGCTGCTGTAGGCGTAGCATTGGGGCCGAGATTAATTTTAGCTAATTCGGCTGCACCCACTTCGTTCCCGGCTGCTGAACCAATATTTTCAGCCTGTGCTTCTGTTTTACCTTCTGATAAAGCTTGGTTAAATGCTGCTATCTTTGCTTCTTGCTGTTTTGCTCTTACATCAATTGATATTATTTTATAATCCGGCGGCTGCACTTTAGCATTGCCGATTACACTGGCCAGCGCAGAAGTAATAGGAGAACGGTTAAAGGTATCGTTAATGCCAGCAATAGTCACCGGTCGTTGTCCAGTTACACCAACAAATATATTTGCAGCAGTACTTAAAACGCTGGCAAATTGACTGTTCTTAAAGACTTTACTGATTTGATTAACAATAGCAGCACTAGCTTGTCCTTTTGCCCAGTTAGTTATAGCGGCCGGTCCAAATTGTGCAGTAGAATTAATTAGTCCAGCTAATTGCGGAACTGATTCAAGTCCGTTCACTATACCAGTTTTACGTAATTGCGTAAGTCCTTGCTGCATTAGATCTTGTTGTACACGAGTTTGTAAATTGGGGTTGTTCAATAACCCAGTTAAATTATTCACTCCGTCTTTACCTGTCCAGATTGTCGGACTTGCTAAGAAGCTAGTTAAGTTTGGAGCGGCTGCGCCAAACTTAGCAATAGTGCCAGGCTTGATTAATCCCACTTGTTCTAGTTGTGCAGGATTAAATCCAAACAGACCTAAGCCTTTGTTGTTGCTAATTTGATTTGCACTTTGCCCTATATCAAATGCAGTAGAGGCTAACATACCAGTTACTTGGGTAGTATTTAAACTACCGATGCTTCTGATAGCTGGGATTTGTTTTAGTAACATACCTACGTTAATAGGAGAGCCTACTACCTGACTAACCAATCCGTTTGCTGCATTAGTAATAGGCGCAAGTGCTGCTCCAACACTACCAACAACTCCCCCAACTGCACTACTAATGCCGCCAGTCACTTCTCCAATTGCACCACTAACGCTGCCAACTACTCCACTAACCGCAGACGATACTCCAGCGACCGCAGATCCAACAGATTGAGTAATACCGTTTACTGTAGTACTGATTGATTGAGATGCTGAAGCAAGAGAAGCACTTAATGCGGTTGTTGTATCATTAAGTGCAGTCCCTGCTGAACTTATTGCTGTGCCGAGCGACCCTGAGATAGCCGGAGGAACAATAGCAGGAATACTAGGTATACCGCTAAATCCACCAAATCCTGCTGAACTAGCGGTGCCGCCTTCGGCACCCTGTTCACCTGTGAACTCAGTTGCAGATGCCTTTACTTCCACACCTTTATTATGATATGGGTACGGTTCGTGTGTCGGCGCACGAGTCGCAATTGTTTTTAGTTTTTTTGGTTCAACTTTCCAGCCAGTTCCGTCGACCCAGGCTACGTCTGGCAGTTCCAAATCTTTAAGCAAAGTTGGTTTAGTAAAGGAAGCTGCACCACCTTGACCATTGAGATTAATAGTGCCGCCCTTAAAGGCAAGACTATCACCACCATTCCAAGCGCCAGACTTGCTGTTTAAATTCAAAATGCCGTCAGCACCAATACCGATATCGCTTTCGCTGTAAATTGACAGTTTAGTTTTACTAGCTAGTTCAAATGATTCAACAGCATTAATTTTAATAGATTTACTCTTGAAATTAATACTATCGTCTGAGTACATGTTAATAGCTTTATCAGCATGAAAGTTAATTTCGCCTTGTGTGCGGATGTTAACTGAGTTAGTGCTGAACATATCAATAGTACCTTCGCCACCTAGCTCAATCCATGTTTGTCCATTGGCGTGTACAATGTAGAAGAAGTTACCGTCATCACTCATGGTAATCTGATGACCTTTGCTAGTACGAATACGTACTAGATTATCATTACCTTCAAGATTACCGTCATCCATGACAATACTATGACCACCGCGTCGTGCTGTAACTTTAACATCTGTAAGTTTAGAACCTTGTCCGTTGCCAGCAGATACCTTTTGTTTGATGTCAGTGTCGGTTAATCCAGCAGCATAAACTGGACGACCAGGTGTACTAATTCCGTACGTGGCACTAGGGCTTTCGCGTTGGCTATTACTGGTAATTGGGCCACGTTCCCGATCGTCAATGAGACCTTGCTGTAACATAACCCCTGCTACATAGCCATGAACTGGCTTTTTCTGATCAAAATATTTTGGATTTTCTTCAATAGCCGAATTGTCAGCATTAATTTCTGTCACTGGAAGTTGTTTGGCATTCTTATAATATTCTTTTTGCTTATCATTGCCTAGTTCAAATTCTTTAGCTGCACCAATAGCAGGAACCATATGACTAATGCCTGGGTCTGGTACGCAGCCCATGTAGTAACCTTGATTTGGATCGCCTGCTACAAAGAAGCAAATAACTTGTGTGCCGATGTCAGGAGGAGTAAACCACATGCCGTAACTTTGTGGATTGCCTACATAAGTTCCTGAGCCTTGATTTGTACCAGTCTGACTGACTGCCCCGTAGAACGGTGGCACATAACTAACTGTGCGCCATAAACTTTTATCTGCTGGATTATCACCACCAAATTGTTCGATGTAAACTTGTAAGCGACCAGCACGAGTCACGTCCACATTATTCATTACCTCGCCAATAAATGGACCAAATTCTGTAGGATTGCCACCGCGATCAAATTTATATCCTTTACCACGTCCTCGGCTTCGTTGTACATTATCTGCCATTATCTTTCAACTGCTCCATTTTGATTAGCTCTTGGTGTGGGTGTAACTGGTGTTCCCGACCCAGGTTGTGCATTAGGTGATCCAACTGCCTGTGTGCCGCTTGTCGGCGCAGCAGTTTTTAATTGTCCTGTTGTCGTGGCATTGACTCCTTGTCTAGTAGGTGATGTGTTTGGTGTTGTGGTAGGTCGAGAATTGGTGTTCACAGGAGGAGTCACTGCTTTAGCACCATTAATTAATTGAGCAGGATTCTGAGTGGTGCCAGGATAGTTTCCAGGAAGTACGCGGCCAGTAGTTGTTCCACCAGTCGGAACCTTCTCTGGATCATTATCTTTTGGTATCGATTGTTCTACATCTTTATCTGGAGCAGCCTCTTGATTTTTCTTAATAGAAGTTACTGGGAATTGTACTATTACTCCTTCGAGATCTTGTGTAAATTTTCCTTGATTAAAGTTACTAGTCACACTAATAGCACGATAAATGTAGCTTTGTGTAGGACCTGGGCCTAATGTTTCGATCGCATTAGCACCAGCTTTACGTTGGTTGGGGTTCATAAGACCGGTAGATAAATTATAGTCCACTGGTTTGTTCCACGCAATCTCAAAAAGTGGTTCCTCTGCTTCTGTATTAATGGTACCGTCTGGAAAAAATGGGCCAGCTGTTAAATTCTGACCGGCGATCCCTGACCATGTTTCTCCTTGTGCAATCCAACCTGGATCACCAACAATGCTTATTTTTGCACGAGCCAAGTCAGTAGGACTGTATAAGATATCGGCTGCATTGGCAGCAGGTTCGTTTGTTTTTCCTTCTTGCCCTTGGTCACTCTCGTTACTCCTGGTTTGGAACGCACGTTTAGCTTCTTCTCGTTGATCTAGATCATTAACACCTTTTGGAGGACTATTTGAGTTCATTACTATGTAATACAAGTAATTGAAGTCTTGTTCAAAGTTCAATACTTCTACATTCTCACCGGTAAACCAATAGCTATACTTTTTGTGTGTACCTCTAAATTTAGTCTGCGGAAAATAATTGCTTTTAAGATCGTTAACCAAATACGGCGCAACGCTGTAGGTGATCTTATAAGCATAATCTTTGCGTTTAAGATCATATTTAATTG